ATAATGTATCAGCTACTTATAAAATGGAAGTTGCAGAATTTATCAGATTGGCAACACTTGTCACTGATGATGATAATGTAGACGAAGAAACAGATGAAAATGAAGGTTCTAACGAGTAATGGGTTTAATACCAACATTGGTTACAGTCGGAAGCATGGTGATTCTTGCTTCCGGGCTAGTAGCCACTAACCCAACTCACAGAATTAAAAAGGATAAAGAAAAAACGTTAAAATTGTTACAAAATGCAATAGACCAAAAATCAATAGAATTATTCAATATTCGTGACAGAGTAGAAAACTCAAAAATAGACGCACGTTATAACCTAACTAGACTAGAAGTGAGGGTGCTAGAAATATATGACAATTCTAACATACGTGTACCAGTCGAGATTGTGGAGGACTTACACCTACAACAACTGGAAGATGAAGCAGACATATTTAAATTCATTGAATCGCAACGCAAATACTGGAAATTGGAAAACTCAAAAGTACCGTTTAGAAAGAAGGAAACACAGTGACCAAACAAAACATAATAGAGAGCCTTAATTGGCTCTTTCAAATGAACATCATTTCTGTATATGAATATAATGATTTATTGCTACGCATACAACCCTATGTAAAATAGGGTCTTTTTTATTTTTATTTTTATTTTTGGTTCTAACTGACGTCACCTATTCATATACTAAAGTATAAAGAACATTAAGGAGGAATTGAAAATGGAATACAGACCAACAGTAAGATATGACATGCGATTTAAGGACTACGTAGAAGGGTTATTTCATAGCACTAATTTGGACAGAAATCAAATCATGCGTTTGGCTTTATATGTGTTAGGTCATACGTCAGAAGGAATGAGAATCTTAGAGGAATTTCAAAAAGACGCCTTGACGCCCCCACCTCTTCCTTCATGGGAATTGCTTGACGAATGGGAATTATGGTTAGGTAGAAAACCGAATGGGGTAGGAGTGGAGAACGTCAGAAAGAATTTAGATACATCTTTGAAACCTAAATCACAACCGATTAAAATACACAATCTGTCTTACACTATTCTTACATTAAAGGAGGATTCAGAAAATGGTGAACAAAAAGGAACAGTCAAGCAAGGAAGCAACGGAACAGAGGAGACAAGAAGCATTGAAGCGAATTAAAGCAGATGAAGACAGACGCAAGAAAACCCTATCTAAATGATAGGGCTTTTTTTTTGTTTCACGTGAAACAATTCTATTGAACACGCATTTTTCTAAACATTTCATATCCCGTTGTTCTAAGCACTTGATTGTCAAATCTTAGAACACCATTCATGAACGAGCCTACTAACTTCTTCAAGTAATAATTATCCTTCCAACTTCTCATAAGTAAAGTTGTTTCACTTAAATCATCGGTAGTTAAAGCAAATACATATTTACTTGATGGGTCATGGTCTGTACTCAAATACATCAATCCTCTAATGGTGTCTATCCATACACCCATTGTCAAACCATTGAAGACAACAGAGAAGACGAATTTTGATTCTTTAGAACGTCTTTCAATGAAGACAGAACTATCGTTTACAAATTGGTTATCGAGAGACATTTCACCATAGTTCGTTCCGTCAATCAATTTACCAAACCTTGTTTTACGTCTTTCTTCTGAAAAGTCCCTTGATTCGGGAATCTCTACTAAAATGGTTTCATAAGCGTTATATCTTTTGTCAGTGTCGGGAACTAAATCGAAATAAAGAAAATACGGGTTAACTACTGAAACAGAGTTAGAAAGACATACACATCTTACATTTTCTCTAGTTCTGAAAACAGTATCCATTAAATTTAATAGGGCTTCAACTTCATTTGGTAAGTAACCACTTTTGTCCTTCTCCCTAATAAATTCATCAAATATAATTGTTGTTACATTTGGATAAGCGTTTGACTTTTCACTTTGCCATGCACTTAATGGAATTGCCCAACCAAACAATTTCCCATCAATAAACATTTGTCTACCCTTTACCTTGAATTCGTGTTCGGGGAATTCCTGTGCAACGTCATTAAAGTAGTTGGTAATCTTCTTTAATTCTCCTTTAAATCTTCTCAAATAAATGATTTGTTCACCATGTTTTAAGAAGCGTTTAATAGGGTGTACTTTCATTGCATAAGATTTCCCGATTCCCCTTGCCCCGATTATAAAGTTTAGAATTCGGTTGTATGATAACATTTTATTCGGGTTATAATATAATGACTTATCTATTGCACTCATTCCCCAAACCTTCTTTCATTATTTTATTGGTATTTTAATAACTTGATTTGCATTAATAACACGTGGGTCTTTAATGCTAGGATTTACCTTCATTAATTCCTTGATTGTAGTTTTATTTTTAACTGCAATTTCTGATAGAGTATCACCGTAGTTTACACGATAGTTTTTAGTTGGTGTTACTGGAACACTAACAGGCTTCAAAAACAACGCACATTCTAATGCACGTCTTTTAGTCAGTCCGTCAATCACATTTCCACCCGATTTATTCCACTTCATAAACTCACTTGAAGCCCCTTTAAAATCAGACTTATTTAATTTGTCTAATAGAGTAGAAGTTTTAAGTGCGTTTCCACCACAGTTATATGTGAAGGAAACAAGTGCGTCAAATTGATTTTGATTGATAGCAACTTTTACGAAATCATTTACAAAAGATTCATATTTTACTAAATCCTTTTTCAATAGATTTTCTGCTTCAACTTTAGTCAATTTCATTGTAGGTGTAACATCTGCCCCATAGTGACCGTAACCAATCGTTAAATATGTTTCAGTTTTCAAAGCCTTGTAAGGTTTCAATGAAAGACCTTCATACTGTTTGATTAAATCAATTCCCATTTGACTTGTTTTCATTTTCGTTACCAATCCTTTCTGTTAAGACTGTCAATAAATCATTCATTTTCTTTACTTGTGTTTCCATTCTTGTCATTAAATAGATTGCAGTAAATATTGGAAATCCTAATTGACCAACTAGTTTTACAATTGCGTCTTCCATTTTTATTCCTCCTAGTTATCTTTTCCAACCATGTAATGCGTCACTCAATAACATCTTTATTAGTAATGTGTTATTATTGTTTATTACGATTCCTTTTCCACCATCATCGGGGTCATTTGGGTTAGTCGGGTCAGTCGGGTCAATTGGGTCAACAGGTACATCACCGTAACCATTCAAGAATAAAGCACGTTCTTTCTTTCTTCTCGTAACCAATCCTTGTATAACAACGCCACCCGATTTAGTCCATTTTAAGAATTCATCTGCCGCCCCTTTAACGTCACCTTTATTTAGTTTTGTAACAAGTGTCGAACCTCTAAAACCACCAGTACCAATATTGTAACAAAGAGATGTCATAGCGTCGAATTGATTTTGTGTTTTGTTAAATGTAACAGATTGGTCAACTGCTCTACAATAAGAACCTAAGTCAACTGTTAACATTGCTTCTGCTTGTGCTTCTGTGATTACCATTCCTGGTGAAACATCTGCTCCGTAATGTCCGTAACCTATTGTCCAGTATTTTTCGGTTGGTAGTGCTTTATAGGCTTTGAGGGAAAGTCCCTCAAAACCTTTTATAAAGTCAACACCATTTGCACTAATATACATTAGTCCTTAATTTCCTTGAAAACTAATGCTTTAGTTGAAGCTACATAAGACCAGTAACCGTTCTTACAAGTTGCACTAACAATCTGTAATAAACCTTCACCGTAATTATCCCATGTATAGATTTGGTCACACGTACTTGTAATGTTTACAAGTAAGTCAACTTTTCCACCTCTAGCTTCATTGTTTCTAACCTTACCAATAACTGTACCGTCTACGTATACACCACCACGAACAGAAGAATCACCAATTGTATTTACATTATATAGTTTGTTTCCTTCTACTAAAATGTTCTTACAAGTTTGAAGGAAGATAGCATTAGTTTTACAAGTATTAAGTGTATTGTTATTCACGTTAATATTTTCATTGTAATAACCGTCTGCACCAACCGTAGTTATTGAAGAACCAAATGCACTAAACATTTCAGTATTCATTGTATCAGAATGGTTGTTATTAAATGTTACGTTTTTAGAACCTGTAATCACCATAGCACGTTTTGAATTATTGAAAGTGTTATTAACTACTTTAACGTCATCAACAAAGTTAAAGTTAATTGCGTCATTAGATGAATTACCATTGAAATAGTTATTAACGATTTTTATTTTCAAAGTTCTAGCCATGATATTGTTATAGAAGTTACCACTTGAAAACACACCATAGTTAGTGAAACCATCAATCGTATTTCCGTCAATGATTATGTCGTAGCCCGATTGTGGGTTATGTGTTTGAGCACCACTAACGTCTTTGCTTGATTCCGTATCTCCCGAAGGGTTTGATAATTGAATACCAATCGGTGCACGATTTATAGTGTTATTTTTAATCTTAACTGTTCCCCATTTATACGGTCTAATTCCGTATGATAAAGGGTCTTCAACTGTATTGTTCTCAATATAGATGTATTTATTAAACACATTATATCTTGAATAGTGATTACCAACAAATGCGTGAGCACTTCCATTATTTGGTGATTTACCACTGTAACAATTTTTAACAACTACGTGCTCACAGTTTCGATAAGTATCTCTACCATCTGTGAAAATCTGTGCTTCACCAATCTGTATAAACTCACGTGGAATCGTGTTTCCTACTGGGTCAACATTATACCAACCTTTAAATACGCAATCTTCAATCCATAAATTATGAATACCATTTGCGTCGATAGAGTGATAAGTAAGTGTATCTAAGAAAGTAACACCTTTGATTTTAATATTATCTGCGTAACCTAGCACCATCATATCACAACTATAAACAGGATATTGACCGATTCCGTTAAAGTTACCGTCAAGCGTTCCACCTTCAATAGTGATATTTGAGTTACCATTTACACCCACAAAACTAGGAGAATCAAATGCACCATTTTGGAAGAATCCACCTCCCCATGCACGTTTCAAAACTGTTCCCTTATCCATCAATATTTTTGTGTTTGAGGGAATAGTCATTTTCTTTTCTATTAAGTAAGTACCATTTGGAATGTAAACAGTACCACCATTTTTAGACTTAACATAGTCTAACGCTTGTTGAATTGCATTTGCACTCATTTGTACACCCGTTGGGTCTGCACCATATATCAGAACATTTATTGAACTAATATACTTGTTATAAGATGAATCATTTAGGAAGTTAATAAGTGCTTGCTTAACAAGATTGTCAAAGTAATCTTTATTAATTCCATTTGAGTTTAACCATTCATTTAAATAGTTGGTTGAATCTATTGTTTCATTTAGTTTGTATAAAACTTTTCCTAATAGTTCCACAAAAGATAGACTATCATCATACACAGTAGGAATGACTTGTTTTATACGATATTCTAAGTTTTCAATCACGACATTTACCTCCCTTAATATACCAACATAAATAGTTGTTGCATTTCATTAAACATTTTTTGTTCTATTCGTAACATTGATTCTCGATATTCCATCAACATTTTTGAGTAAGATTGAACACCGATTTTCCCAACTCTACTCTGTACATAATCTTCTGTTTCATTTAAGTCAGTATTTGCAGTAGTATTAGAAGAACCATTAGAAGAAGAACTATTATTCTCTGAATCTTCTTGTATGTTAGAAGCATATTCGATAACACCTTGACCGTCATTACTAGTTAAAGATAAACGTGAGTCGGGATTATCTGAATCTATAACTCTAGTAAAGTTGTTATCTGATGAACTACTATTACTAGAATTATCAGACTTAGAATCTATGTTTCTATCAATCTTCTTAGTATGTGTTGCTTCTGACTTAGAGTTTACTAAAGGGTCAAACTTAATTAACTCACTTTCAAACAACTTATTATAGTATGGCATATTAATCAGTAACCATGTCTCTAATTGAAACTTAAAAAGTCCCATTGTTTCTTGACCAATTTCACGCATATAGAAGTTACGAATAATATGAGTTTCAAGTATCTTTTTATAGTTAACGTCAAAGATAGGGTAATCGAAATCAAATAGTTTTGTTCTACCTAATTCTATTTTGTCTCTATTAGATAGAAAGGGTTGGTCGTAAGAAAAGTTTTCAATATAGTTTCGTAATTGAATTGTATATTCACTCATTTTCTTCACCCTCTAAATTAGA